GTATTGGCCGTGATGAGCAGCTTGGTGGCCGCCACCAGCACCTGATCCGTGACAACTTTACCAGTAAGTGACGTGCCATAGGTAAGAAGTTCAGACAGCACAGCAAAGACCAGGGTAAATACCCGGTCTTCTTCAAACGTGCCGCCACCTTCTATTGGAAACTGAGCCGTGAACGCGCGAGCTACGGGGGCAAGAAGAGCACGCGCAGCTTCTGCTGCCTCATCCCCTGCCACACGCGCCGCCGCTTCATCGAGAAGGGCCTGAGCAGTCGCGGCGCCGATTGCCCCCGGTGTTAGCGCATCGCCGCCGCCTGTAGCATGTCGCGCGGCATGCGTGAGCACTTGCTCTTCAAGGGCGGCTAAGGAAGCCGTACTGGCACTTCCGCTATGGGGGTTGGCCGCGTTTCCGTGTGCAGTGCGTTCGGCGACTTCAGCGTTAAATTGAAGAAGAGTGACCTCGCCGGCACCGGCACCAGAACTTCCGGTTAAATATTCGCTTATCTTCGGCATAGGTCACCTCTTAATCAAACAGCAAGGCTTCAATGACATCGACATCAGTACCGCGAACGTAAAAAACAGTCGTTCCCCCGGAGAACAGCAAATCAAGACTAAACACGCCGGTGACCGTGTAATAGTTTACCCCATCTTCTGCATCAGAAATGTGGAAGGCAAATCCATTCCTTGACTTCAAGATGAGTGACTTGCCCACCGTGTCCGCCGGTATTTGAACAGCAGAAAAAGCGGCATTCGTGACATCAATGTTGAGCACCCCGACAAGCTCGGTGAGCAAAGCCATGGGTTCTCCTCTGGGATCCAAAGGAAAGGAAGACAGCTTACTTCTTGTCATGATGTCCTCGGCGTACCAAAAGGTTGAAGGTCAGAGCCTACAGCCCCTCCGGGATACGCCGGGGCAATGCGTTTGGGGTATCAGAAGCCTTGACGGCCGCCTTGGGCGTAGCAGGCTTCTGCACCGGAGTCTTAGCGGCTGGCTTGGCCGGCGTCGTCTTGGCCTGGGATTGCCCGCCCGTTTTCTGCGGCTCGCCAATCTGCTTTTCTTGGGCGGCTTCCTGATCGACTTCAGGTTGCAGGTCAGGGTAGAACTCTTCCTCGGCCGCGTGCATCAGGCGGAGGCGGCGGTAGTTGCCGAAGCCCAGGCGCTTGGCGATGAGGGACATGGGGATGCCAAGCGTGCTAGCAAGCGAGCCGTGCTTGACGCCCAGGTAGGCACGAGCCACCGTCTCGGGATCGCTGATGGCTGACGTCGGGAACGTGAACTCAAGAAGTTCGCAGGGTTCGACCGGCACCTTCTTCTTCTTGGGCTTCTTCGCATTGAAGTCAGTGACCTTCTCGATCTTGTAGGTGGCCTCAAGAACGCCGGCTTGGTGCGCAAGAAAGAATACCGGCCGCCAGAAATCGTACCGCTGGAAGTTCTCGAAGTAACAGGCCTCATCGGCCATGCGATCGGCCTGCGGCCCCCGGCTGGCCTTGGTGCTGGCGAAGGTGCCCGTGGACTGACCGGTGAGCATGTCTTCCGGCTGGTTGACGCCGGCCGTGATCATGTGCATGATGTCGGTGTCACTATCCGAGATCTTGGGCAGGGTCGGGGAATTGATCTGATGCTTCATGCCGGGCGGCAAGAACAGACGTGACCCGGGGCGCAGCTTCTGCATGAGGCCCGTGGCGCGGCGTTCCTCGTCACTGAGGGCCACCCACGTGCGGAACGCCGCCTTGTCCTCGAAAGAAAAGGTGTGGACGTAGGCACCGGACGACTTCTTGTGGTCGATCTCGTACTTCTTGAGGTTCTCGTAGTGGTTCACCCACTGGATGGTCGTGGAGAGGTGCGAGACGTTGCGCGAAGTGATGAGCGTCTTGTCGAACTGGATGATGAATCGTTTGAATCCGCCGATGTCCCCGTAGGGTTTGCCCCGGCCCTTGGCGGCGACTACATCGGTTTCGTTATAGCCGGGCGCGCCCTTGGCGAGTTCCCACAGTTCCGGGTAGTAGGCGATGAAAATGGACGGAATGATTTCGTTGATTTGTCCGCCCTTGGCATTGGTCCGCGTGAGCTTGTAGAACAAGGGCATCTGCGCCTTGTCGGGGTGCCAGTAGATGTCATCCACAGAACCCGGATCACGAAAATCGACCTCGACGAACCCGTCCTTGTGCAGGGTCAGGGCCAGGAACAGTTCGCCCTCGACGTCGCTCCGGCCGTAATACTTCGGCCAGTTGAGGTATAGGCGGTTGCGCGGGTCCGTGGAGATCTTGCGGACGTATTCGTCGATTTCAAGGATGTCGCAGGACACCCCAAAGCCCTGGCCGGTAATCCGGCCCATGCGGTCCAGTGTGGCGGTGCGAATCTGGGGGTTCGAGTAGAACTTCGCCCAGCAGGCGGCCTGAAGGTAGCGAATATGCGCGATGGAGCCATAGGCCCCGTTGCTGGTATCGAAGCCGTCTCCGTCCGCTGCGAGCGCGTCGGTCGCCTCCATGACGGGGCTATCCTGCCACGGAGCACTGAAGCCTATGCGATCGGTCAAGGCAGTGAATACCTCGTCCGGCATCTGTTCGATGTACTCGCCGATGGCGGCTTCATCCATGCGCGCGGGAACAGCGGTGGTTTCATCTTTCATATTCGCTCCTCACTTTGCTGCCCTTACCGTAGACCGGGCCAGACGTCAAGGAATTTCAGATCAATACTTGCCGACAAGATCACGATTCGGGATAATTTGACCCATGAAGGTGCGGGTACCTCTGGCATGGAAGTCAAATACGGAGATTTCCCGGCCACCATAAATCGCCCAATTCACGGAGTAGACGGCGTCATCCTGAATGCCATTCACTTCGTTCTTGCCTGGGGAACCGTACCAGCGCCGCACCGGATCATGATCCATGTTGACCGTTTCTTCCACAAGAATGTCGTCCTTTTTGGAACCACGGACGACGACGCGCGGAGTCTTGAACCTGCCCGTACTATAGATCACGAAAAGCTCGGAGAACCCCTCCTTTTGCTTGTCGTAGGTGGGCATGATGGCCTCAAATTCGATCTGTTGCTCGTCGCACCAGGGTGCAATGTCCCACATGCCCCATCGTTCAGCACAGAGTTTGTCGATGCCATCGAACTCGACTTGAGCCGCCTTGAGCTCGAATTTGATGTCATCCAGGGCCGATGTTTCGATAATCGCAAGGTGCAAAAGGAAGTAGATGTACTGATTGATGGCCCCGGCTTCCAGGATATGGGCCGGCGCGTGCTTACTATTCGGCAGTCCTTTGGCGATCACAGACACCGCCGTGCGCGCCGCCGTGCGGCTTTTCATGGGATCCGCGCGGTCAACCCCGGCCAGAATGGCGAAGTCCGTGTTGTAGAGCTTTCCGAGGGCGTCCAGGTCCGCCATGGTCGCCATGGCCGGTTGGCGGTAATCGTCGTGGAGCTTGTAGATGTCTTCGATATTCCACAGGCGTTTGTCCACTTCCGCAATGGTGTTGCGGTAGGCGTCATTCGCAAAGAATCCGCCTTCAAGGGCCTGTTCCATCTTTTCCTTGGACCGGGCCTTGCGCTGGAGCATCTTGATGATAGTTGGCCCGTCCGTCAAGGTGCGATCCACGCCAAGGATGTGGGTGGCCTCTACCATCTCCTCGGTGAACAGTTTGTTGATGCCGGCCGACCAAACGTTCAGGAAGTACCGGGCGAACTCAGCGGCAGGGAACTTGGCCCGGTAAGAGTCGAGCTGCTTCTGGCTGTTCGCCGGGTGCCAGAAGTTCTGGTAGTTCCCTTCTTTTGAGTAGCGGTAGGAGAAGAAAAGGTTAGGGTCTTTCCCTTCCTTGTAGATCGTGTAAAGCTGGTAGAGCAAATGCTCCTGGCTGGACACGGTGGAGTCAATGGTGGCAAGAGCGTTGGGGATGTTTCGCATGGAACCGTCGAGCTGCCAGAAGAACTTGTCGTTCTTGAGATCGAAGATTTCCGAGAACGTGTACCCCGTGATATTCGAGACGATACCAGAGAACGAAGAGATCGGCCGCATGAACGACGCCACGTTCCCCGTCTCGTCCTTCAGTCTGATCTCTTTCTCCTGGATGTTCTTGGTGCCAATGATTCGCAAGAGCTTCGGGCTGTTGAGAATGATGTCGCGGGCGATGTCGAAGTGGACGAACTTTGTCTGATCCTTACTGTTCGCCCCCAGCACGATCAACTGCCTAGGCCAGCAGAAGAACTTCCATAACTGGATCAGCATGGCGACCGCCGATTTACCTTCACCACGGGGCCAGCATAGAATGATCATGCGATGTTTGAAGCGCCCATGTTCATCCATCTCAAGAGCTGGTTCAAGGGCTCTCTTCTGGTTATCCCACAGATCCTGGTAACTTCGGCCCGTAGACGGTTCCTTGTCCTGGGGTAGATCATTCATTGGCACCCATGAAGGAGTCATCTCCCCAGGCGCATAGATCGGCATGCAGCAGAAGTCTTCAACCCACTTACCGAACCCGACGCCCCCGTCCCGGTATTCAGCAAGAGGCCTCGGCATGAAGGGCTGGCCGCTCATATTCTAGTCCTCCTGCGCGGACTCTTCGTCCATCATGCGCTTCTCGTCCATCTCCTGCTGGATTCTCTTGTCATCGATCTTGATATACTTCTTCCTCGCATTCGCCCCGGTCACCACATACTGCGCCTCATCCGCCTTCAGCATCTTCCCAGGTATTGATTCACCCGGCTTGCTCGACGTTTGGCGCAGCATGGCATAGTAATCTGACGTTCCTTCCTGATCATTCCCTGCCATGTTCAATGACGTCGGCAAGGCACCAACCGCGTCATTGCCGTCCTTGCGCTTCAGGACATCGTTCATGGTGGACTTGATCGTCGAAATGCACGTCCTGATCTCACGTAAAAGCGGGTGGATGACTGGACCTTTCTTCGTGTATTCGACGATCTTCCCTTGCAGGCCCACTTCTTGGATTTTCAACTTCACAAGCTGGTTGAACAAAGGGATCAGCAGGAAGCCGACTTCCATCAGGGTCATCTCATCGGCCTTCTTTTCGATTGCCCGGAAGATAATGCTCATGACCGATTCCAGGTACTTCGACTGGATCGCGCATTTCCCGTCTTGGCAGAAGCCGATGTATTCACAGCCTTGGGCGACCGGGCACCGTTCCGTATCGCACTTGTCGATGCTCTCCCAGATGATAAGGGCCATGTTGGTCTTGCCCCGGCACCCCTTGACGAAAACTCCGATCTTTCGATCGGCAAATAGATCGTCCACGCCTCCCCCCATGTCAAACGTGGGGCCAAGGTCGTCTGGCACGCGGCGCTTACTGGTGGATCCCGTCGCTTCGCTCTTGATAGTTCTTCTATCGGTATTTTCGGACATAGCATAGCTCCCTTATGAACGATTAGAACCGCACCATAAGGCACGGGCGGCGGTTTGGCAAGCGTGTGCAATGGCCGACACCGTAGACGGGGTATTTCGAGATCACCTGAGGAAAAAATTGAGCCAAAATTCAGGAAAAAAAATAGTGCGACTGCATGTAAGGAGAGTAACAGTAGAAAAAATCGACTGATTTTCCACGAAAAATTTTGTGAACGTGAGGCTTCGGCTTGGGCGGGCACCCCCATGCGAGGATAGACCTTGGGGGGCGGCATACGAGGCGCAAAAGGCAAGGCGGAACAAGGCTTTGCGGCCGCATTGCATTGGCATGGTATATGCTAGTGTGTGTTTCTTTCATTACAGTGTTTGTAATGTTACTTTTTCCCTTGACTGTTACCCCGCTAATGCCTACTGTGTACCCAAGGGCAAGGCATACCGCCCAGCCCGCAACCCGGCCCGCAAGGGTCGGCTACCCAAGGGGTCTACCATGGCAACCCGCACCCGTACCACCACGTCGTCCAAGGCCGCCACGTCCACCAACGAAAAGCCCGCCCGTCGCCCGCGTACCACGTCGCCGGCCCCGACTGTCCAGGTCGCCCCGTCGCCCGTCGTGGCCGCGCCTGCCGCGCCGTCACCCGTCGTTGTGTGCAGCACGACGCACGTGCCGGCCCGTGGTCGCAGCTACACGTACCCCGCAGCACGCGGCAAGGTGACCGCCGCCGTGGTGCTGGACGCCCTTTTGCAGACGGGCGCGTCCCTGGCGGATATGGCCGCCGCGTTGGTCCAGGCCATGCCGGACAACTACGCCGCCGTGCCTGCCAAGGCGGTCGCCAAGGCCAAGGCGCACTTGTCTTTCCTGCGCAAGCACGGGGCCGTGATAACGGCCAACGCGGGCGTGTTTTCCTGCCCGGACGCGCGCAACGTCCAGACCATGGCCCGGGGCGGTAACCGCGCCTAGTCCAGCACACCAGGGCCGGGCCGTCAGGGTCCGGCCCTGTCAGTAGGCTTAGGACGCATACACAACCTATAACGCAAAAGGGGCTTACCATGACACGCGCTCAATCCTTCAAGGCCCTGGCTGGACAATCCTTCATGGACCGCATGGCGCTGGTTACGCTCACTCCTACCCATAGCCTCGACCATCAACCCTCAGTGACCCCCTATGCGGTTATGGACGACGAAACCATCAATCAATTGCTGACCGCCAGCCGGCTCGTTCGCCCGCAGGCGCTGTAAAAGGAAATCAATCATGTCCCAACTACTCGGCGCTTTGCTGGCACTCGTTGTCCTGTGGCTGCTCAACAAGTACGGCTGGTAGCCAAGGGGTTCAATCATGTTAACCATGCACGATATAATCCAGCGACTCTCGCTCCTGTCCTGGGGTTCTGTGGACGGGGCTCGCAAAGGGGCGCTCTGGTTCTTTCCATCGCAAAGGGCCGAAATCCTCGCCTACCCATTCTGGTTCTAGTATGTTCATTCCACCAGGGCGGCTCGTTCAGCGAGCCGCCCCCTCTTTTTGCCAGGGCCAGGGGCAATGGATTGATTGTGTGTGAGCGATTGATTATTGACGAGTTGAGGAAACGTCTGACGATTTGGTTGTGGTCTTGTTGTAGTCTGTTGTGGTCCGTTGTGGTTGAATGAACGCCGTTGAACGAGCGATTGAGGCAGAAAGATTGATGTTAGGCGATTGATTGATGCGGTTTGATGCTGATTGAAGCGAATATAGGTTTGCTTTTAGCTCGTTCTGCAGCAATCACACGAAAATTGGCTTATCCGCCTATACCAAACGGGACCAAAACCGAGTGAACAAGACCGAGTTCAATGGAAATCTACCGAGTTCTAACCGAGTTCAAGGGCTTAAAAGCAGAGCTATAATTGGCATGATTGAACTCGGTAGAACGCGAGAAATTGATGGATTGATGTCCATTGAACGAATTGAACCGATGGATTGATGTCCATGGAAGGATGCAAGACGATCTACGAGAAAGATCCTTGACAATCCTTCAATCACGCCTAGGTAATCACTCAATCACACGTTTTTGTGTTCAAACGCCGCAAAAAGGGTCGCCACACCGAGCCGTACAGCGCTCCTAGCAAGGTGCCGTGGACGAAAACCTATGGACAAGGCAAAAGAGCCGTAAACGGGCAATTTGACGGCAAGGCGCACGTGCTGGCGTCAAGGGCCTGGGCCGCAGCGCCGAAAACTGCCGAGTGAGCGCCCATGAAGGCAGAAATTTTGCCGAAATCCATCAAAACGCCGAAATCTAAATTTACTGATCAAATGAGGAAAAAAGAAAGCCTTACGCGTGCGCGTACGGGCGCGTTGGACTAAAGGCAATAAGACAGAAAGACGTGAGGGCATATTTATGATTGATGGATTGAATTATGAATGATTGAGTTTACAATAGCCATATCTACTACTGTCCCAGGTATAGCAAGACTCCCTTACACCGTCTTCACTAGTACCCCGCGCGTCTTCCTTCTCCTGCAACCTACTAGGGGGTCGGAGTGCGCCGCGCCCATTTTGATGGAAATTTTTGATTGATTGAGCTTGATGTAACAAAATCCTCAATGTTTCCGCTTTTGGGACAAATTGAACTACGAAGTGTAATACAGATTGAAGTACCGA